GGCTTTACAGCGTCGAGAGTTCTTGAGCTCTAGGCCGGACCTCCCCGCGGGCCTTATTGGGGTGCTGGCGAATAAGCCCCTTGCGGAGGTGCGGGCGATTGTGGGGGCCATCCCGGCCCCTCGTTCTCCCAAGCTCGGGGACCGTGCCGCGGCCGCAAGCGTGACCCCTACGCAAGGCGAGGGGGCCGCTACGCCCCATCGTTTGCCCCCCGAGGCAAAGGCTCAACTCGATCGCGAAATGGGCCTGGCTGAAAAGCGGTCCGTGGGCGTGGAGAAATCGAATTATAAGCTTGTCCTCGGAGCACCCGTGGACGTGAGCGTCCGAAAGGGTGTGAGCCATGGCTGAACGTAAGGTAAGGACTGCGAAATGGTCCAGGATCGAACGCATTCTCAATACGGGTGCGATCGCTGAAAAGGGCAACGTTGCAGCCTTTAACAAGGCGAACGGTACGCTTGTGGTAAGTGCGGTTGCCGCAACCTTGCACCCCGTTGGGTTTTTTGAGGACTCGTTTACGGGGGACGGCGTGCGTAAGGCAAAGGTGCGCTTGTTTTCCGAGATTGACGTGGCGCTGTTTGGCAATGCCGCCGTGGGCCCCGTTGCGGATGATGATGTTGGCAGCGTTTGCTATCTGTCGTCCTCCTGGGAAGTAACCATGACGGCAACGGGCGCGTCCGTAGCGGGCCGCGTGTGGGGCGTGCAGCCGGACGGTGTATGGGTGCAAATTTTCGGGGGCCCAACTTCCGTGGCCCTTGACGAGTAAGGCCATAGGCCTGGTTTCCAACCTGAAAGGATTAAGGCGCTATGGCACTTCTTACCTCCGCATTCCTGTTCGATTTGGAATCGAACATGCGAGTGATTTCTGAAAATACGTATCTGTCACTGACCAAAGATCAGTGGTGGAGATCTGCGGCCCGTGAGCTCACGGGTTGCTCCACCAAAAGGGAGCGCATTTTGTGGCTCCTGGAAACCGGATTTCTTGAATACGGCACGGAGGGCCAGACCCAATTCATGGATCTCGCCACCGTTACGACTGAATACGAACACCAGTATGTGACGGGCTCCGGCCTTAAGATGCTCAAGTCTCAGCTTGAGGACACGGACGCAAATGGCGTGGCCATTGCGACCAAATGGGCCCGCACCATGGGTGCGCTTGCGGCGAATTTCCCTCAACAGGAATTGGCCCGGGTGATTCTCGCAAACCCCGTGGCCTATGACGGGGTTGCTTACTTTCACAATAACGTGGGGGGTAACACGGGCCATCCGATTGACCCCACGAACCCCACGGGGGCGAGGTTCGCGAACCTTTTTACCGGGACGGCGTCGGCGTTCAATCCGGGTCCGTTGCCGCTCGGCGGGGTGACGATCGATGTAGCGCAGGGGAATATCAATAAAGCGTTGGCATTTATTGGGGGCATTCCTCAGCCCAACGGGAAGAATCCCCGCAAGCTTAAGCCCACGCGGATTTTCGTTCCTCCCGCGTTGCACTATCCGGCTTTGCTCGCCACGCAATCCAAAATGATTGCCATGTCCGCGGCCTCGGGGGGTGGTGGTGCGGACGTGTCCCTTGTGGTGTCGGCCTTTGATCTCGAGGTGATCAAGGTCCCCGAATTCGCGGCCTCCCTTGGAGGCTCGGATACGGCCTACTTTATCGGCTGCGAGGACGTGGGCGGGGAGCTTGGCGCGTTCGTTTTTGCCAACCGTGAGCCATTTAATATCAGTTATCACGGCCCGCTTACGGACGCGCAGCTTGCGAGCAAGCGTGAATACGAGTGGATCCCGCACGGCCGTTCTGTGGTCGGTCCGGGCCACCCCTACCTGATGTTTCGTTGTAACGCAACCTGAGGTCTACTCGCCGTGGCCGCATACCTTACGATCGCGGAGCTGAAACTCAGAACGGTGATGCCGCCTGAGTTTATCGATACGCTCGAGGGTTTGCAGCCTGGTTGGGTGGACGCGCAGCTTGAGCAACTTTCCCGGTGGATCGATTCGCGCTTAATGAAGCGCTACGCGGTCCCCTTTGTGGATCCCGTGCCCGTGCCCGAGGTGGTGCGCGGGTGGCTTGCGCGCCTTGTCACGTTCGAAGTGTGGCAAAGGCGCGGGTGGGACCCGCAAGATCCTCAGGCCGTGCAAATTCAGCGGGCCGCGGATGTCGCGCGGGACGACGTGAAAGAGGCCGCGGACGCGGTCCAAGGCCTTTACGACATTCCCCTATTGAACGGGGAGGGGAAGAGCTTGCTTTCGAAGCCCCGCACGTTCGGGTATTCGGAGGCGTCCCCTTACGTTTGGACTGACGAGCAAGTGGTCACGGGCTCGTATGAGGACGATAACGGCGGGGGCTCGTATGGGTAACGGCCTTTATGAGATTGACGAGCAGATCGCCCGCTTGAAAAACGTGGCGGGCCTCCCGCGGGAGGCCGCGCCCGGGTGCGCGGTCGCCTTGCGGGAATATCTCGATCGTCAAATCTCCGCGGGCCGTGCGCCGGACGGCTCCACGTGGGCTCCGCGTAAGGACGACGGGGGTAAGCCCCTTGAGGGCGCAGCCAAGGCCCTTGTGGTGGTGCCCGTGGGTACGCACGTGTTCGCCAGAATCAAGGGGCCTGAGGCTCGGCACCACAGGGGGATCGCAAAGGGCGGGGTGGTTCGCCAGATCCTTCCCACCACGGAATTCCCGGACGTGCTCGTGCGGGCTTTCAAGGCCGTCATTGTCGAGACCTTTTCTAAGATCATGGAATCGAAGTAAGTGGCGATCTCAACCCTCAGCAACGTGGCCGCGGACCTCAATCTTTCCCTTATGCAAGGGAAGTATTGGAGCACGCTCCTTACCCTCCGGGACGGGACGGGTGTGGCCATTGACGTCACGGGGTATGAGTTTCGCGGCCACATTCGCCAAACCCCCACGGGGACCCTGGTAGCGGCGTTTACCTTTACGCTTGAGGACGCGCCCAACGGCCTCGTGCGCGTGGAGCTCCCTTCCGAGCTTGCCGCTACGCTCGCGCTCCCCCGTTACGTATACGACTGGGAATACGCCGATAACGCGGACGAGGAACACGCGTTAGTCAAGGGGTCGATCTCCGTGGTCCCGGAGGTCACCCATGTCTGACATTACTGTCGTGGATTATGGTCCGCACCTTTTCGTCACGGCTGCGCCGCAAAACGTGGTGACGGTGGCGGAGGACGGGGGAATCACGGTCACCCTTACTACCGGGCCTCAGGGGCCGGCGGGCGCCCCCGGGCTCGAGGGCCCGGCCGGGCCTGAGGGGGAGCCCGGTCCGCAAGGGCCCGCGGGTGGTGCGGGCGCACAAGGGCCTGAGGGGCCGCCCGGTCCGCAAGGGCTCGAGGGGGACCCCGGGCCTCAGGGTGCGCCTGGAGCTCCTGGAGCCTCCGGAGTACAGGGGCCTGAGGGTGACCCCGGGCCGCAAGGTATTCAGGGTCCGCAAGGGCCGCAGGGTCCCGCGGGCACGTCCGGGGTGATGCAGCGGGCCGTGTTTGCGACGGCGGGGGTGTTTAGCTGGACGTGTCCGGCCCTTGTCACGAAGGTTTATCTGACGGGTGCTGCTGGCGCTGGCGGTGGCACGGGCGGAGCGGGCGGTGGCCCGGCTGTATTGTCGGTTTCGACAAGCGGTGGCGGTGGCGGTGGTAAGGGCGGTGGCGCGGGCGGACCGTCCACGCAATATGAGACTGGTGCGATTCCAGTAACGCCAGATCTGATCTACACAGCTGATATCGGTGCGGGTGGTGCGGGCGGCACGGGCGGTGTCAGTGGATCTACTGGAGGCGGTGGCGGATTGGGCGTGCGCACGTCGTTTCTTCTAAGTGGCGTACCGATCGCGGTGTTCGGACAAACCACCGCAGCGGGTTCCGTTATCGGCGGTTTGTCAGGCACAAACGCTGGCGCTGGCGGGACGGGGTCTGCTGCCGGAGTAGCCGGAGCTGCCGGAACTACTGGTGGCGCTGGTGGCGTTGGCACCGGAATGATCGTGAACACCTCGGGCACGGGCGGCAATGGCGGAGCGGGCGGTGCTACCGGCGTCGTTGGTGCGCCTGGAACTAGCAGCACAGTACCTGCTTCATCCCGCGGTGTGTTTACAACGCTCAACTTCGGGGCAGCGGCTGTAGCGGGCGTAGGCGGCGCACTCGAAGCGGGCCACGGGGGCGGTGGCGGTGGCGGTGCTGGCGGTGGATCGGCGCCTGGCTGGGAAGCCATGCAAGCTGGCGTTGCAGTAAGCACTGGCGGTGCTGGCGGTGCTGGCGGTGCTGGCGGTGCTGGCAGTGCCACTACAGCAAACAACGGACTAAACGGTGTAGACGGCACCAACGGCACGGGTGGGCGCGGTGGCGGTGGCGGTGGTGCTGGCGGTGGCGGTGGTGCTGGCGTAACTACCGGCGCCGCCGGCGGCACGGGCGGACGCGGTGGCAACGGCTCCCCCGGGCTTTTGATCATTAGCTATGTGGTGGGATCTTAGTCATGGCTGAGATCCTCGCCCTTGAGTTGCTTTTCGACTCGGTTGTGGCCCGTTGGGCGCACGAGGCCGGGCCGGGGGAAACCCCCGTCCCCAACTTGTTTGGTTGGCGTGAGCCGGCTCAAAAGCTTACTATCGGGACCCGTATTGTGTGGATCCCTGGGGACCCCAACGGAGACTTTGGGGCGATCGTTCCGGTCACTCAACCCGGCCGTAACCCGCGCTCCCTTGCTACGCTTGACGAGCTATTCACCGTGGAGATCTTGGCCCACGATCCCGTAGCCCTTGAGAACGAACGCGCGCAATACCATGTGACGCGTTTGCTGTTCGATGCATGGTGGCGTGCCTGTTATCTGGCGATGCCGGGCCGCGTGGCGATCGTCAAAAACGAGTGGATTACGGACCGCAAAGAACGGCGCTTTGGGGCCGGCATTCGCGCGGTTTGCTCCGTGTCCGCGATGATTCCTGACACGCCATACGAGCAAATTAGTGCAGACGATAATCCGGCTGCGATCGTGGATACCCATATTCACGACGTAACCGAAACGGACGTGATCTATTCGGAGCCCGCACCATGACGCAACCGCAAGTTATTATCACTGAACAGGATGGACAGTTGGGCGTGTTGCCCCCGTCCGCGGGCCGTATTCTCGCGTTCGTGGGCGTGTCGTCCGCGGGCACGGTCAACACCCCCTCCACCTTTGCGAGGGTAAAAGACCTCGTGGCCGCGTTCGGGGGAGGCCCGCTCGTGGAGGCCGCGGCCCACGAAATTGAAAAGTATGGGCGCCCGGTGCTCGTGGTGCGAGCTGCGGACACGGTCCCCGCGTCCGCCTCCGCCGTGGTCTTTACGGGCACGGGGACCAGTGTGATCACGGTGGACTCCACCGTGGAGCCTGAGGACGATTACGAGGTGGTGCTCAAGGTGGTGGCCGGTGGCACGGTCGGGACCACGGGGATCACGGTCCAAGGGAGCCTGGACGGGGGCCGCAACTTCGGGCCCGTTACGGCGCTTGGCACCACCACCACCGTTACGGTAAACGGGATCAAGCTCGATTTTGCCGCGGGCACATTGGTTACCGGGGACGTTGCCACGTTCACCACCTCCGCCCCGCAATGGAGCGGGGTGGAGCTTGGGACGGCCCTGGACGCGCTAGGGCTTACCACCGTGAACTGGGAAGGCGTGCACATTGTGGGGGCGCTTGTTTCGAGCACGTTTGACGTGGTCGAAACCAAGATCACGGGCCTTGCGGCCTTGGGTAAAAACCATTGGTGGATCGGAAACACGCGCTTGCCCAACGCGGGCGAATCCGAGGCCGCGTATTTGGCGGCTATGTCCACCGCGTTCGGAGACAAGGTCACAAAGCACGGCGCCCTTTGCTACGGCGCCTGCAAAATGATTTCGTCTATTTCCGGGCGTAAGTACAGGCGGCCCGTGGCGTTCGTGGCGGCCGCGCGCGAACAGTCATTGTCCGAGGAGCAAGATTCCGCGGCCATCGATCTGGGCGCGTTGCCGTGCTCCATTCGAGACGAGGCGGGCAACCCGGACGAGCATGACGAGACGGCCTACCCCGGCGCGGACGACGCACGCTTTTATGTGCTGCGCACGTGGGAAGGTTACCCGGGGGTTTATGTCAATCGCCCGCGGCTTTTCTCCGTGACCGGGTCTGATTTTGACCTCGTGCCACACCGTAGGGTGATGAATATCGCCCGCGATGTTTTGCGGAACTATTTCACGCGCCGCCTGAATAAGCCCGTGCGCGTCGATAAGGACACGGGTTTCATTTTGGAGGCGGAGGCCCTGGAGATCGAAAGCGGGGCTACGGCGGCCCTCCGCACGGCCCTTACCACCAAACCCAAGGCCTCGGACGCGGTGTTTGTGTTGAGCCGCTATGACAACTTGCTGGCAACGAAAACTCTCACGGGGGACAGCCGCGTCACCCCCCTTGCGTACCCCGAGATCGTGGAAATCGCTCTTGGGTTTTTCAACCCCGCACTTCAGGTTTTGGCGGCCTGAGAGGTAAGGTCCCGTGGCTGATAATGTTCGTGTAAACGGGAATCTCCTTTCGTGGGGTTCCCTCGGATTGAAAATCGAGGCCGAAAGGTTTTACGGCTTCAAATCGATCTCTTATGGGGAGGGAATCGAATCGGTGTTGGTTTATGGCATGGGCCGACACCACGCCCCCCGCGGCCGGACGCGCGGGAAATATGTGATTGAGCCGCTCAAGCTTCAGGGCGAGGTGCAAACCCTCAAGGTGGTACGCGCGGCCCTTGCGGCCCGGGCCCTCGATGGCCGCTCTTACGGCTCCGTGGAATTTGAGGTGTTTCTCGAGGCCGTGGAGCAAGAGCAGTCCAGCACCACGGAATTCCTGAGGTGCCGTTGGGCCAAAAATACGGGGTCCTTCGAGGAATCGGCGGAGGGCCTTTACGAGGAAATCGAGATCAGTGTCCTGCAGATTCGCAGGGATGGTCTCACTCTGTTTGACGGATCGGAAGGTAGCCCGTGAGCGATTGCACCCCTGAGGATCTGGAGCTGGCGGAGCTCCGCGCCAAGCGCGCGGCCGTGGCTGATAAGCGCGCGCGCTTTGCGGAGCAAGTGGCAAAGGCCGAACGGCTCGAGGCCGAACGCCGGGCCGTGGCTGACGAGGAAGCGATCGCCCGCCTTGAGGAAGAGCACGGGCCCCTCGATAAGGCGATCGCGGTGGTGTACACGGACCTTGGCGCGGTGGTGGTACGCCGCGCCAAGCCCCCCGCGTATAAGCGCTTTAATGAGCATATTACGCGGGAGAATGCGAAGCCCTTTGAGCTCTCGGAGCAACTGGTGTTCGCGTGTCTTCTCTACCCCACGCGGGAGGCGTTCGGGGCTATGGTAGAGGCGCAGCCCTTTACCTTGATCCGGTGTGCTAATGCGATCTCCACCCTTGCGGGTGTCCGCGCGCAAGAGGTAGCGGGAAAGTAATCAAGCTCCACGCGCAAGCGCGGAGGCGAGATGGGGAAGCGGCCGATTGCTTGCTCGCGATCTTGGGAGTGACAGATACGGGTGAGGGTGAGGATTACGTCAAGGCGTATACCGGCGCTTTGCTTGTGGCTGAAACGCTCCGCATTTTGCGGGAGGCTTTCACGAAAAAGGAGTGATCGTCCGTGGCTGATCATACCGCTACCCTAGCTGTCAACCTTGAGGACGGGACCTCAGCGCCCGCCCTCAAGGCAAAGGACGCGCTCAAGCAATTGCAGGGCCAGATTGCGGCGGACACGAAAGCCTTGGCGCAGATGCAAAAGGCTTTCAAGAACCTCAATCAGGGTAGCGTTGTTAACATCGAGCAGGCGAATAAGCTTAAGGCTGCAATGAAGGCAACAAAGGAGCGGATTGCGGGCGCGCAATCTAGCGTCCTCGCCCTCGGGGGGGGCTTCCGAGATGTCACCCCGAAGGGCAATAAGATGCAGCAAATGCTTGAGGAAATGGCCAAGCAATCGCAAGCCATGCCGGGGCCCATTGGAGGGTTGGTTGCACAGTTTAAATCCCTGGGGGGGTTGCTCGCGGGTGGCGCCATTGCGCTTGGCATTGTGGCGGTCACCGCGGCCCTGATTGCGCTAACGGCCGCGGCCGCGGCCGCGATTATCATGCTGGCCCGCTACGGCATTGCGCAGGCGGACGCGCGCCGGAATGAGGCCCTCCGGCTCGAGGGCCTCACCAAACTTCGCTTTTGGTACAGGGCCACGGCGGGCTCCGCAAGCGAGCTCCAAAGCACGGTGGACAAGGTGTCCGCCAATAGCGCCGTGGGCCGCGGGGAACTGATCAAGTACACGGAGCAACTTTATAAGATGGGGCTCCGCGGCCAAAACCTTGAGTACGCGCTCGAAGGGGTGGCCATCAAGGCGAGCACGCAAGGGAGCGCGGCCGCCAACGCGTTTGCCGGGATGGCCGCGGGCGCGGCGCTTTCGGGCCGGAGCGTCAAGGCCCTATCCGATACCGTCAAGGCCCGTCTAGGTGGCATTGCGGCCCGGCAAATGCTTTCGCTCGGAGTGCAATCCGAAAAGCTTAAGGAGTCGTTTGACGCGCTCTTTCGCGATATCAAATTGGACGGGTTTCTTGCGGGCTTGAAAGAGATCTACAGCCTGTTTTCGCAGAACACGGCCACGGGCCGGGCGCTCAAAAGCTTGCTCCAGGGAATCATACAGCCCCTGATTGACGGGGTCTCCGCCGCGGCCCCTTACGTGAAAGTGTTCTTTCAAGGCTTGCTGCTCGGCGCGCTCGAAATCGGGATCGCGGTGCTCAAGCTCCGCAAGTGGTTTCTTGCCACGTTCGGGGGAGGCGAGCTTTTCAAGGGCGTGGACAAAATGAACCTCGCTTTCAAGCTTGGGAAGATCGTGGTGTATGAGCTTGCCGCGGTGTTTGCCGGGCTTGCGCTTGCGGTGGTGCTCGCGTCCGCCCCCATTTGGGCCCTCGGGGTCGCGCTGTTTGGCGTCTACAAGGTGGGCAAAGCGGTTTACGGATTTTTTGCCGGTATCGATTGGGGCGCGATCGGCAAGGCGTTTGGCTTGATCTGGAAAGAGGTCAAAAACGTTTTTGCCATGATCGATTGGGGCCAGCTTGGCTTGGACATTCTTTGGGGCATTGTGGGCGGGATCAAGGCCGCGGGGAAACTTGTCCTCGGGGAGGCCCTTACGGGCTTGGCCACGGGAGCGTGGGACACCTTCCGGACCGCGATCGGCGCGCATAGCCCTTCGAAGGAATTCGCCAAGTTGGGCGTGACCATCCCGCAAGGCATTGCGCAAGGCGTGGAGCAAGGGGCCCCTACGGCGCAAGGCGCCGTGGATTCGCTTGTGGGCATGCCCGGGGGCGGGGGAGCGGGCGCGGCCGGTGGGGGGGCGCGTGGCTCGGCCGTGACGATCGGGGAGCTCCATTTTCACGCCTCGAACGAGTCGCAGCCCAAAGCCATGGCGGACGAATTGCGACGGGAGCTAGAGCGCGTGCTTGAGGGCCTTGCGATCTCGCTTGGCGCACCCGTCCCGGGGGTTGTGTAATGCCGTGGGACCCCCTTACAGACCCGGTCGATTACTTCACCCTTGCGGGCCTGAAGTCCCCGGGCTTTGCGGAGCTCACGGGGGCCAGCTCCCCGCGCAAATGGGAGGAACGCGGAGGGTACGGGTTGAGCGGGGCTACCGTGGTGTTCCGCGGGGTGGGCCTTTGCTATTTCACATTCAAGATCAAGCTTTACACGGAAGAGGATTGGGCCGACTGGATTGGTTGGAAGGCGCTAGTGGACCGGCCACCTTTCGGGGTGAGGCCCAAAGCCAACGATATCGTCCACCCGTTCCTGGACCAACTCGGGGTAACGGCCGCGGTGGTGGAGGAAGTATCTCAGCCTGAGCAAGGGGAGGCGGGGGAGTGGATCATTTCGATCAAGTTTATTGAGTTTCGCCGGCCCAAAGCCGCGCTTGCGAAGCCCGAGGCCGCAAAGGACACCCCGTTGACTCCTCGGGAGCAACAGATCGTGGCCGCGGAAAAAGAGTTTAACGACCTCTTGGCGGAGCAGTGACCGAAACGCATACCACGATCGATGGTCACCGCGTCACGGCCCTCCGGGTGATCGTGGGCAACGTGGGCCCGTGGCACGCGGAGGTCACATGCGAGGACGACGCCAAGGGTCTTACGGTGGGAGCCCTCGTAACGCTCAAGGCCGGAGCCCTTACCTTGCGCGGCACACTCGTTAGTGCGGGCACGTTTGGGCTCCAGCTCCGCGGCCGCGTGGTAGGCGGCGCGGGAGGGTGGGGTCGGCCTCTCACGGCGCAACACTACCACAATGATGCGGGGGTAAAAGCCCGTGCCGTTGCGGACGACGCTGCGCGGTCCGTGGGGGAAACGATCGGGGTTTTCGTTCCCGCGGCTGAACGGATCGGGCCCGATTATGTCCGGCAAATCCGCTCGGCCTCGGGGGCGCTTGAGGACGTGCTCGGGGGGGTTGCATGGTGGGTAGACTATGAGGGCCTCACGAACGCCGGTCCCCGTGCGGCCGTGGCCGTGGACGCGTCGAAATATGAGGTGCTCGCCTTCGATCCGAAAGAGCGGATCGTTACGTTGGGCGTGGACGATCCGGGGGCCGTACAGATCGGGAGCATTCTTTCGGAGCGCCTAGACGGGCCCCAAACGGTCCGGGAGCTGGAGCTACGGATCACTCCCGAGGAAATGCGCGTCATGGCGTGGTGCGGGGGCGGGGACCCCTTGCCGGGCCGTTTGGCGGGCCTCGTGCGGACGGTGGTAGAGCGGGTCACGGACGGGCGGCTTTGGGGCCGTTACCGCTACCGTGTGCTGCGCATGGCAGGCGCGCGCGTGGAGCTCCAGGCCGTCCACCGGGCGGAGGGCCTCCCCGATATCATCCCTGTTAGCTTGTGGCCGGGGGTGCCCGGGATCCATGCGGAGCTGGCGCCCTCCGCGGAGGTGCTGGTGGAATTCCTGGACGGCCGTAGGAATGAGCCGATCGTAACCGGCTTTGTGGGCCCGGGGGGGCCGGGGTTTGCCCCCGTGCGCCTCACCCTCGGGGGCGAGACGGGCTCGGGGGTGGCACGGATTGGCGATACCGTGGACGTACTGTTACCCCCGGCCGTATTCAACGGCACGATCGTAATTGGGGGGACGCCTTCCCCAGCTTCCGGGGTCTTTACGTTCACCATGGGGAAGACCCTTGGCACGATCTCCACGGGCTCGCATATCGTGGGGGCCGCGCCATGAGCATCGTTTACGCGGGAAGCCTTACCCTCGGGGCTGCCATTCCCGGCGCTACCGCGGCCGCGGCCGCGGGTGCAAGTGGCATCGGGCTTGCGCTCCCCGACATTCAAGCCCGGCTCGCGGCCTTGCTGGCTTTCAACCCTCAGCCGATCGATTTTGCGGCGGACCTCGTGCTGGCCCAACAAATGGTGACCTCACTGTCCGCGGCCATCGCCCTCGGGCTTACGCCCCCGAGCATGGCTGCGCAGATCGCGGCAATCAATGCGTTGATTGCGGAGCTCCTGGCAAACGTGTCCGCCGTGAACGCGCAACTGGAAATCATTCTCGCGTTTCAGGGTCTGCTCGCGTCCGCGGGGGTGCATACCTACGCCTATGCCGGGCCCGTGAACGCGTTCGGTTCGGAGTTTTCCGCGGAGCTTTCCGCGGGGGTGCCCGGGGGCTCCCCCACGCAAGCCTCGAACGCGGTTGTTTTGCTCACGACGATCGGCGCAACGTGGGACGCCATGGCGCAAGTATTCAAGGTGGGCCCGTGAACCAAACCGTAAAGGACGTGATCACCACGGAGCTTGCCAAGCTTACGCGCCTCGAGCCTACCCCGGTGGAGCCCTTTGCGTATGGCGTGGACACACTCGGCGTATCCGACTGGACGGACACGCTTGACGAGGTGGACCCGCTTTCCGTGCTCGGGATCTCGGAGGCCCTTTTGCGCCGTTTGCAGACGCCTCGGGGCACGCTCCAGGATGACTCTAACTACGGGGTGGACCTCCGCGCCTTCCTCAACCGGCCTACCACGTCCCGGAGCGTCCTGGAGATCACGAGCGAGGTGCGCGGGGAGGTCCTAAAAGACGATCGTGTCATCGAGGCCCTTGTGACCGTGACCTTTCAATCGCAGAAACTTTTGCGCGTGAAGGTCGACGCGACCCCCGCGGACCCGGACACGGGCGGACCGTTTACCCTTACACTCGCCGTAACCAGTGGCGCCGTGCTTTTGGAGGCAATCAATGCTTCTCCTTGACGATCTCACCACGCCACTCACCCGTGACGAGGTGTCCCTTTCGATTTATGAGGCCCTCGCGTCCGTGGGGGTCTCCACCACCACGTGGAAAGCGGGGGCTTGGCCGCGCACGGTGATCACGGGTTGTGCGATTGTCCTTAGCGGGCTTTCGTCCCTTACGGCCCTGATTGCCCGTAACGGTTTCCTGGAGCTCTCCGAGGGCGCATGGCTGGACCTCAAGGCCCATTACGATTACGACGTGGACCGGCGCGAAGCCACGTTCGCCGAGGGCGCGGTTACGTTGACCAACACGTCCGGTGGCATCTACGCGCTAGACCCGGACGACCTGATTGTCTTTAACCCGGACACGAAAAAGACTTATCGCAACACGGCCCCCCTCACCCTCGGGGCGTTGACCACCCTTACGGACGTGCCGATCCGGGCCGTGGAGGCGGGCGCCGATAGCTCCGCCGCGCCGGGCACCATTCGGGAGCTGGAGACGGTGCTGGCGGGGGTCACCGTCTCAAACCCCTTTGCGCTTGTGGGGCTTGACCCGGAGCTTGACCCGGAGCTCCGCACGCGGAGCTTAGAAAAGCTTGGATCCCTTAGTCCTATGGGGCCGTGGGACGCGTATACGTACGCTGCAAAAACGGCCGTGCGCCTTGCGGACGGGAGCAACGTGGGGGTTACCAGGGTCCGCACCTCAAGGGATGGTTACGGCAACGTGTGGGCGTACGTTGCCACGGCCACGGGGGCCGTGCTCGGGGATGCGGAGGACCCCACCACGGACCTTGGCGCCGTGAACGAGGCGATCCAACGTAGCGCCGCACCCCTTGCGGTTACGGCCCATACGGTAAGTGCCACGGCCCTCCCCGTGCCGATCACCTATACGGTGTGGGTTTACAACACGGGGGCCACGGTGGCCCAAATCCAAACCGCGATCGCCGATAACCTTACCCTGTTTTTTCAGGATGAGCCGATCGGGGGCAACGTCATTGGCGCGGCCACCGGCCAGATCTATCGCACGGCGCTCGAAGCCGCGATCGGGGCTACGTATTACCCTCCCAAGTCACTCGTACCGTTGCCGATCTTTCGGATCGCTATCTCCGTTCCGGCTGCGGACGTGGTGGTTGGCGTGAATGAGGTCCCCGTGCTCGGCACCGTTACGGGCACGATTAACATTGTCACCCCCCCGGAGGGTTTCTAATGGCAAGCCTCCGCCCCTTGCGTGACGCGGTCCGTACGGTGGTGCCGTGGTGGGCCGGGCACGAGATCTCGCGGCCCGGGAAATTCTTGTGGGCCATTGCGCTCCACGCGGACGCGTTG